TACCAGTTCCTGTTGATCCACCCATTCTAAACATTGGTCTTTTTAAAGTTCTATTCATTAATCAAAAGCCCCTGGCTTAAATTTACCTGTTACTCCACCATAAATACCAGCAAGTGTTGTACCAACACCTAATGCAGTTTGTAATGGTGTAGGGTTAGGTACATTTGTTGAAACTGTTTGACCTGGATAACCGCCCATGATTCCTGTTACTTGATTAGCATATCTATCTAATTGTTCTTGTGGTTGGAAAGCTGCTTGTCTTGTAGCTTCTCTTGTTGCATCAAAACCTGCTTGTGTTTGTGCTTGGTTAATCGCGCCCAACTGACCTAAACGTGCAATATCTGTTCCTTGTAATGCTTGTGTTTGTGCTCCAAAACCTGCTTGTTGTCCAGCTAGTCCTGATTGAAATGCACCTAAACCTTGAGTTGCTCCAGCAATACCTTGCTGTGCTGTTCCTAAGTTAAATCTGTTTTGGATGTCTTGCTGTCTTCCAGCTTGAGCTTGTCCAAAACCTTGCTGTAAGAGACCGGCATTTAATAAAGCCCGTTCTCTCGCTGCCCCTGTGCCATACTCAGCGAGTTGCACTCCCGCTCGACCGCTGCCGAGCGCACCCAAACTTGCTTGTTGATCTCGTATTCTCTGTTCTTGAATTTGTGAGTTACGATCAAATTCTGCTAACGATGCATCAATCACTTGTGATTGATAAGGGGACATATATTGTTGTGTTTCAGCAGTTGTCATAGGACCCGTTGGTACTCCACCAAAAGTTGATGCTGCTGTTCCTAATGCTGTTTCAGCAGCTCCACCTAATCTAGATGCTTCACCTGCTTGTGTGCCTGCTGTTTGTAAAAATGGTTCGAAAGAACCTAAACCTTGAGTTGCTAAATCTTGAGCATCTTTTTGTAATTGATCTTGACCTGCAACTTGTGGTGCAAGTCCTGCTAAACTTTGTTTTCTAACATCAAAAGCTTGAGCTGCTTTTTGTCTTGCTGCAAATGCATCTGCTGATTCACCACCTAATTGTGATATACTTCCCAATCCACCTGTTACAATAGGAGTACCTTGTTGAGCTAATACATTTTCTGCTAAATTAGTTCCTAGTTTTTCTACAAAAGGTGCTGGTCTTGATATTTGTTCTGTTACGGCCATTATATTACTTCCTCTAATCTTTGTGATGTTTGAAACATATCTCTAGCGCCTTCTAACCCTTGAGATTCTTCAGATACGTCACCTCCGGATTCTAAGTTTTTCATCATGTTATACATAACTTCTGCGCCTTTGTCTACATCTCCCTCACCTGCATTCCTAACTGCATCTGCAGTAAACACAAATTCATTCTTAGACAATCTTGCAGGTACATCATCTGCTTTTTCCATTCTACCAAGTGGTACAAATCCACCTTCAGCTCTTAAATCCATTTCTTGTCCATCCATATCTAATAGAGGCATAGTTTTTTTAGCTACTGGCTCGTCCATAGATCCACCTTCCGCAGCTAGTCTTCTGTTTGTAAATAATTCAGGATTATTCATAATATATCTTGGATCAGCTATGTCTGCTCCTGCGTATAATTCTTCATCGTCATCCTCTTTCGGTGTCATTAGACCTGCCAATGCTGATATACCACCAATACCTGCAAATATACCTTTGTTTGTTAAAGTGCTCAAACCAGGAACTCCATTTTTAAACATAAAATTTTTAAAAGCATCATTTTTAAAAAGACCACCACCTAATTTATATGCACCAAATGCTAATGCAGCTTTACCTATTGGTGACTTAGCTACCTTTTTAACACTACGTGTAATTTTTTTAACAAGTTTACCTAGACCATATTGTTGTCTTGATGTTTCAAGGTCCATGATCCCACCTTCGTAAGGCATGCCGCCTTCTGCTAAACCTGCTCTACCGCCATCGGCCATTTCATCTAAAATATTTTTTTCTTTTTGTCGTCTGTTATCTAACCCTGTACCAAAAACTGTTTGCACATCAGAGGCAATAGTAGGACTAAAAACTGTATTAATAGCATTTGTATCATCATCATCATCCTCTGTTATATTATTTAAATTCATATTAGCTAACATTTTATCTAAATTCATTTTATCAATAGCTCTTATTCCACTAGGAAATTTTTCAATAAAATTTGGATTTGTAATTTGATTTAATTTTTTATTTTGCATTCTAGCCATCATGATAGCTGCATTATTATTTGCAGTTTGAACTGCATTACTTTTATCTTGAACACCGCTAGTATCACCATAACCTCTATCTGCTCTTTCTTGTGCTCTTTCTGGAGCACCCATATCAGCTCCTCCACCTTTAAACGCTGCTCTACCACCATCGGCCATTAATCTGTAATTAATAATTTCATCATCCTCTTCTTCTACTTCTGGTTCAGCTGATCTTATTCCAGTAAAACAATATGCTGGTGGGTTAGGTCCTTTACAAGGATCTTGTGGTCCATCTCTATCATCTGGAGTAAATCTTTCTCTTTGTTCTTTTTGATAATCAGTGTAACCTTTACCTAAAACAGCTTTAGCTTCTGGTCCTCCAAAATCTATATCTGTTATAAATTTACCGCCACCAATTCCAGTTCCAAAAAATCCATCATCTTCCATTCCTCTTGTAATGTTTCTATCAATACCCATAGGACTATCTGTTCCAATACCTATTTTTGCTAAATCTTGTAACGCTTCTACTTGTTCTTCTGGAGATAATGTTCTGAAATAATTTTGTCTTTGCAATGAGTTATTTAATTTTTGAAGTTTAGTGCCACGTAAAAATTTACCTAAGTTTTTAATCGTACCAACACCAGGAACAAAATTTAATAATGTTTCAATATTATTTCCTCCTGAGTTATTTTTTGTTTTAGGTGGTTTTGGTAAAGGAATACTTACAGAACTATCTTTGCCTATGTTTTGCATTCTTTCATTAATAGCTTTATCGTCTCTAGCTGGTCTGTCTGGTGTTGATACGGTTCCCATATCTTTACCACCACCTTGAAGTCCGATACGTCCACCTTTAGCTAATAGTTGTTTATATTGTTGTGCGTTTGTTATGGCCATTTTTCTATTCTATTTTGTTTTTCCAAATAAATCAAGGCTAGGCATTATAACATTTACGTCTTGAGCCATGTCCTCGTTTTTATAACCTTTAGCTTCCCAGTCTTTTTTTTCTTTAAAAAGCTCTCCAGTTTCTTTGTGTCTGTACGTTGTTTCTACTTTTGTTGGTTTTATCTCTATCATATTAAGTCCTGTCAAATTCTAGTATTGATACTGTGCCTTCAAATATATCACCTGTAGCTGCCTGTAATTGTAACTTGTCACTCTCTTCTAATATAACTGTACCATTGTTTAATGATCTAGAAGTCCCTGTATTTATAGTTTGTTCTGCAAACTGAAAAGTTCTCGATGCTGAAGTATCAAAAATAAAACCTTTTAGTTCTACGTTAGAACCACCTACATTTGCAACTTGTATGTTTTGTATAATAGCTCTAGACTCTAAAGGTACAGTGTAAACATCTGTAGCATCAGTAGTTGTTAAATCAAATTGTGCATTTTTATATCTGTTAGCCATTATTTACTCCCGGACTTGCTGTTGTAAACCATGTAAATCTTTGTTGTTCATCTCTTAAATCTTGTTGAAATGTAGAGTTTAGTTTTTCAATTAATCCATCTAAATCTCTAATCAAAGAATCAGCATCATTTTGTTTATATTCTTTTCCAGGTCTTGTAAATACTACTGTTACTTTAGCCATTATCTTCTTCCATCTGGTTGTGTGTCTAATCTAAATGTACCTAACTTCCAACTTTGAGAAACTCCTGTGTTAGCTACTTTTAAAGATATAGCTCTTGCTCTTGCACGTGTATCTATCTTATCTGTTGAAGATGTAATAGTAAACGGACCTAAAGGTGAGCTTGCTTGAGAACCATTAGGATAGTTTCTAAGTTGTAATGTTACTTGTGTGCTACCTGTTTGAGATAAAAAGTCAGGTATAAATCTTCTTATCTTCATAAGAAATTCACCATCTCCTTTAAATGTTGCAACACCTGTTTGTTGTCCGGTAGACGAACTACGAGCTTGTGTAATATCAAAATCTCCTGATTCAATATTAGAAGCAATTGCTGTAGTTGCTCCGTTAGCTATTTGATCGGTTCCTTTTTCATGTTCAAAATAGATTGTACTTCCTTCAGTATTACCTACTACATCAAAAGAAGAGTCAACACCTGCACTATATTCTGTTGCGTGTGGTAAACCAAACACAGCTGAATCTTGCCATGTTCCACGAGCTAAGGTTCCTGTTGTCCAAACAGGTCTCTGTGGTGATGAGTCCATATAATTATAAGTTACAGATCTATTAACAACAGTAGAACTTTCTGTGCAATAGAACCAAGTAATTTCTCCAAACAAATTATTTAATCCAACATTAATTAATTGATTAGCTGTTGTATTTAAATCGTTATAAACAAAGTCTTCTACTAAACATGTCATAGTTTCCAAACTACCTGAGTATCTAAAAAAACCATTTTCTGATAACCAGTATGCAGCACCATCAACTTCTAACGCAGCATTCTGTCCAATTAAACCACAGTTAGTTCCAACTTGTTGAAAACCAAAAGTAAATGGTTGACCAATAAATCTCATAGTAAACAAAGATGTATCTGTTCAAATATAAATTGCATCCCTACCTCTAACTGCACCTACAATTTTTGATCCATCTGCAAGTCTTTGAAAACCAGCAGTGTTAATTGCTGTTGGTTGATATGTATTAATATCTTCTTGGTCTGAAAATCTAATAAACATTTCGTCTTGTGTAGCAGGTGTTCCTATTGTTTCTTCTGTACCAAAAAATACTAAGTGACGATCGGGAGTTGATACTAACATATCACGTGATGCTGTTGGTGCACCACTAATAATAGTTGCTCTGTTATTGGTTGCGTTTGTTGCATTAGAATCCCATTCAAAAACTTGTGCATTATGAATTAGTGAAATTACTTTATCTCCAAAGTTATCTATACTCCATAAACCAGGATCTACAACTAAATCACCTGAAGCTGCTTCGCCCCATGCAACATAGTCAGAAGTGTTAGTTACTGTTGCTCCATTTAAATGAGAAGCTGCTGTTGTGTTTCTAACTTCTCTTGTTACACCTGTTAAAGTGTTTGTTGATATTCCTGTGTAAGAAATTTCTTCTGTGCCTATTTGAATAAAGTTGGTACCCGAACTTGGAAACTGTGAAACGTCTGACAATATAATACCTGTAGTAGTAGATGAGTTAATACCACCATTTAAAGTTGTTGTTGCTTCACCTGATACTGTTCCACTCCATTGACCTAATCCATAACCAAAACCAGGTAATTGAGTTGCTGGTCCAACAGGATAATAATGTTTTACTCTAATACCACCTGATGTTGTTGCACCCGATCCTGTTTCATTTGAGGGCATTGTTATTGTTATAGTTGTGCTAGATGGTACACTTGTTACCATAAATTTTTTATCATCAAAATCTGATGCTGAGTAATTAGAATTGGTTATTGCTGTAAAATTATCTAACAGAACAATATTATTTTCTTGAATATTGTGGTCGCCACTAAATGTTATTGTAACTATTGGAGAACCATTAGTTGTACTAAAAGCACTTGTTAATGTTGTAGTGCTTTTGATAGGATGTATGTCATAAAAAATACCTCCTGAGTATGCATATAAAATATGACTAGTACCTATGATTGCAAACTTGTTACCGGATTTGTTAACTAAATGATGTAAAGCTCTTGCAGCTCCTGTAAGTTTTGACTCACCTAACTGTTGCCAACCGCCTATTTTTTCTGGTGTACCATATCTAAAACGTACATTATCTCCATCGACCCATTGTCCTTCGGCTGTAGTTTCTGTAACTTGTTTGTTAAACCCTGGTTGAAATCCTATTTTTTGTAGCATATGGCTCCATTATAATACTATTTTACACCTGATGGTAGTCCTAGCTTTGGTCTTCCGTCAAATCTATTTTTGTCAGCAAATGGGCCATTCACATGATTATAATGTAGAAATACTTGACCGCAAATGTTCCCGTCAAAAGGCTCTCGCCAATGTTCAAGTTCGCAACCACTATATACTAACATATCACC